CAGCAGCGGCGCTCGGCCTCCATCTTGACCGCGTCAAGCGCTTCCTTGCGGACAGACTCGACGTCCTGCTTGACCAGCGTGAAGCTGTCCTCGGTGCGCTGGTTGTGGACGGCCTGCTTGCACAGCGCTTCACGGACGTCCTTGAGCTGCCCGTCGATATAACCGTACATCTCCAGCATTTTCTGGTCATTGTAGGTGTTGGCCTTAAGCAGTGCGATTTCGCTGTCCTTTGCGGCCAGCTGCTGCTCACGGTCGAGTTCGTAGCGCGTCACGCGCATATTCTCGCTGCACGTGGGCTCCTGCTGCCGCGCGGCGAGCATGGCAGCGACCGTCATGGCAGGCGTAACCGCCGCAGCGACGTCAGCAGCTTCCGATCTCTTGTTCTGGTTGAGGCCGCCCAGCAGATTGCCGAGGCCGCCGTTTGCCAGACCCAGCGCGGCGCCGCCGATGCCAAAGCCAAGGGCAGTGCCCGCAAGGCCTTTGCTTGCGTACTCCATAAAAAGTACCTCCGTAGTAATTAGTAAGCTGGCCAGCTCCTGCTATTATTATGGCATACTCAAAAAATCTTTGTGCTGCATTTGTGTGCATTTATGCGGCATTTGTGTGCAACTTTTCGGCAGATAGATAAAAAGTGTGACATATTTAAAAGCCCGAGGCATAATGCCCCGGGCTTTGCCGTATCATATCAAATTCAGCCGTTGCGCCGTCCGCTGCGCCTCTTTCAAAATCTCACCCATGCGGCGGGATACCGTTGACCTATCCATATACAGCGCATCCGCAACATCCACCTGCGGCAGGCGCTCCACGATGTATAGCCGCACGATCTCCCGATCCTCCGCTCCCAGCATTGCCTCGTCTATCACGCGCTCCCAATCGCCCGCCAGCAGGCCTTTAAGCTCTCCCGGCAGATTTACACGTGATCTGGCCATGTGCCCCCTCTCCGGCGCGCTGGGCGGCGCTGGCGGCTTTATTTGCTTGTCAGTGCGGCAATGTTACCCTTGTTGCCAACATCCAGCTTGCACACGCCTGCGGCCTCAAGTGCCGCCGCAATGTCGCGTAGTTTGATGTAGTTCACGCCGCCTTGCAGAACGCGATCCACGCCGTACTCCTTGCCATTGATGATGATCTTGCTATTCTTCTCGCCAAGCAGGCGCGCGACCTGCTGGCGGAAGTTTGCAAGGCCGTCACCCTGTACCCAGTATGCCGGGCAAAGCTTCCCCGTCACGTCATAGTGCCGGATAATCCGATCTGTTGTCAGCCCGTATTTTTTGCACAGCTGCGCGGCCAGCTCTGCCGCATTGGCGATGGTTTTATCCGTTGCCTGCACTTTTCCATCGCGCCGCGCGTCGCACATCTCAATGCCGATGCTGTTTGCATTCCGGCAGCTCGGGTGCCGGTACGTCTGTGCGCCGCAGTGATACGCCACATAGTCCTCCGGCACGCTGCATGTGATCGAATCGTCATCCACAAAGTAGTGCGCCGATGCAACCGGATTGAGCGGCTGCTGGAAATACTTCGCATTGCTCTCGTCGCTGTCGCCGTCGTTGGCCGTGTAGTGCATCACAATCCATTCGACTTTCTGCGTGCGCTTTCCGCCATAATTCTGCCTGTTGGCAAGATTCTGCTTGATCGGTACCATATCAGCCCTCCTTACCCGTGCCCGAATCGGGCACATTGTCCACCGCGTCCTGAATTTTCTGGCTCTGCGTGCCAAAGTAAAAGGCGATGATCACGGCGTAGATCGTCATGAAATCCTGACTGATCTTCCCGACGATCGCCATGTACGCAAATACGCCAGTGAGCACCAGCGTGACAAGGCTTTTTACACTCAGCAGATTGCCGAGCCGCTTCTTGATGTTGTCCATATGTAGTTCTCCTTTCAGTCTTTCAGCACGATCTCTGCGATACGCGCCGCTGCTTCCGAGCCGTAGTCTTTGGCCCACTTGTCCATAAATTTCTGCGCGTACTTCGCGCGGTTCTCGTTTTTCGCTTTCCACTCGTACAGCCCAAAAGCTGTAGCGAGCAGACCGATTGCCGCCAGGGTGATGCTCTCCAGCGGCAGGCCGCACGCGCAGCCGATAATCAGCAGCAACGTGACCGCCGTCATCATGTTAAGCCATCGCTTGGAGTATGGCATATCAGCTGCCCTCCTGTCCGTGCGCTGCCTGATTGAGGTGTTTTTCCATTTTGTTGAGTGCCTCCGTCACCTGGCCGTTACAGCCAAGCTCTCGAAGCCCCCGCAGGCAGGCCATTTGGCCATAGCATATCATGGTCTGCTCCTTTTTGATGGTCGCAATTTCTGCCTGCTGTCGCTTGTCACGTTCAATAAATTTAAAAATGCCCACAAAAAGGCCTGCAATAACGCCCAGCGCACTGATCACCTTGCCCACATTGATGATCGTATCCCAATCTACATACACCCGCTTATTCCCCCTATTCAGTTTGTACTTCTGGCCGCTTCTCCGCCGCCGTGTTCGGCTTGCACCACGCGTCCAGTGAAGCAAGCTGTGCCTGAATTCCGTCTTTCATCTTTGGTCTCCTTTCAGTTTACTTTTCTTTTGCAGAACTTATATCAACGCCGTACGCTTCAAAGATCTGCCGCACCTTTTCGTTGCGCAGGATCTTCTTCTGCTGGCCTTGGTTTAGCTCATCGAATACGGTTTGCAGCGCATTTCGCGTCAGGTTGACATGCTCACGTGCGCGTTCGATGCAGTTCTCCATTACGATTCCTCCAAAAGCAGAATTCTTGTCGCGCGTTCCGAGTCCGTCAGCGCCGCCGCCCCGCTAATTTCCTCGTAGCTGCCCTCCGGCTCCGTGCCTTTCAGCGCGTGTCCGGTCAGGCGGAAGACTGTGTCGGCCAGTCCCTGATACTCGTTCCCGTCCTCGTCCTGCATCGTCACCGCCATCTTCGCACAAAACCCCTCGGCCTCCGCTTCCTTGCACGGTACATAGCAACCGTTGCCGTGCAGTCGGATGAGCACAATGCTGTCCGCATACCCGGCAAATGCGCCGTCCTGTTTTACTGCATACATGGTGTCCCTCCAAATTTCTCTTGATAGATTTTCTCCAATCGTTCTGTGCTTGCGGTACGCAGTCGATTTTTCCAGTAGCCATTTTCCTGTCCCGGCCATTTGTCATCCGTAAAGTCTTCGCCGCAGCCGTTTTTTTCATACCAGCGGTAGAGGCGTTCAAGCATTTCTTGCCGCATCGCGCCCTCTTGTGTATTCTGCCTGAAATGCGTCCATCCGTTTTCAGACGTTGCGGCGCAAATTTTCCGTCCGTCAGCGGCAAAGAGAAATCCGTCCCGCTCCGTTACGGTCGTACCGTATCGGAGATTAAATTCTCCATCAATACCATGCCCACGGAACCGCTTATACACGATATACTCCATGCTTGTGCCACTCATACGCAAAAGCCGGGCGCGAAGCCATATGAGGTTCTTGGATAGCTGTTGCCGGAAGCGCCGGTAGTATTTACAATCATGAAAATAGCGGAATTGCTGGCATACGGGGAACGGAGCCACCAAATAGCGTTTGCACTTGTCAAGTTGTGTTTGTGGTTAATCTTGTTGTTTCCGGCGCTGTAATACGAATACTGCGCCTGTTTGCGGGCTTCGTTGCTGTTTGCGCTACCGGTAGACCCGAATACTTCGTATTGCGATAACAGGAAAAAGTAATCTGTGGTTGCCGTCACCGCGCTTGCGTCGCTGCTGAAGCCTGTGTTGTTTGTGTACTTCGTCACGGATTTCAGCACCGCGCGGAGCGCTGCCGGGATGACCGCAATGATCGTGCCGGAATAGTTTGATAGGCTTGTGCCGCAAATTGCCGTTCGCATATTTGATGATGCCCAGCCACCGGAATTCGTGTTACTGGTATTCATGCAGAATCCGTCGCCGGCATTGTTGTAATAGTTGTCGCATAGCGCAACGGATATGCCGTTGGACAGCGCCGTTTTGCCCAACTGGAAATGAATGCGGTTTGCGCCCTCGACGCTTGCGTTATGGTTAAACCCGATAATGAACGCATACATCGTGAAGTTGGATAACGTCAGTGCCCCAACCGTGCCGTTCAGCGTGACCGCCTTGCAGTCGCCAATGCTCCAATAGTTCTCGCCCTGTCCCGCGTCGGAAACGGACTTGATGACGCTCCATTCGTTATTGTTGAGCGTAGAGCTCACGAAAGAGAGCGTCAGCGCGTAGGAGGTCGTGGAGGATACGACATTGACCGAGCCGCTCACGGTCTGCCCGTCCTTTGTCGCCTCGACGGTGTACGCCCCCGTCTCCGTGACGGTGAAAACCGCCGTCCCGTTGCTCGTCTTTGTGGCGATAGTCGTCGAGCCTTTTTTCAGCGTAACGGATGCGCCGGAATCAACCGTTACCGTGATCGTCGCGTTAAAGAACGACAGGGACACGGCGTAGCTGTCTTTTACGGACACGCTTTGCGTGTTGGAGGTCTTCCCATTCAGTGTTGCAGATACACTCCATGTACCCGCCTCCGGCAGTTTCAGAACGCAAGAGCCGCTCGCCGCCGTGCCGTTTACCGTTTTTGAGCCATTTGTCGCCGTGACCGCCGCACCGCTCGTAACGGATACCACAAGGGATCGTTCGACGCCGGGCTTGCTGACTGCGTTTGTTCTACCAATCATTTTCAGCTCACCACCTTAATACAAGTAATGCTCTGCACCGTGATAGCCGCCGTCGGCTTTGTCGCGGCGTAGATTTTGACCGTACCACTGCCGGACAGCGCGACGGGTGCGTAGATGCCGGATGCGGCTTCCGTTGCCCCGAACGCAACCTCCGGCACATGGCTTGCGGTCACGCCCGTCAGCGCCAGTGTCGCCGCGTACGGGTATGCTGCATACGTGCTGTCGCTGCTCCACGCGGACGCTGCAACGCTGACATTCTGGAAAATAAGCGCCTGCGCATACCCGCTGTGTGAATGGCTGGCAGCGGCGAAATCTCCCGGCTTTTTGCCGCTGTCTTTCTGCTTGCCGGTCGTGCCGTCGAACGCGACGAGGTTGCCGGAAACCGGGGACGAAACCTTTTCGACGTACCCGCTGTGTGAATGGCTGGCAGCGGCAAAGTCGCCAGGCTTTTTCCCGGAGTCGGTGAGGTTGCCGTTTGCATCGAGTCCGGCGAAGTGCCCCGCCGTGGCACTCTTTACCTTGTCCGCCTTGTCGCTTGCGGCGGCGGTGATCTCTTCAAGGGCGCTGTCCTTGGCCGCGTCCACGTCTGCCACGGCGGCTGCCGCTGCAGCTGCGGCAGCGTCGGCGACGGCCTTGGACTGTGCCGCCCCTGCGTCGTTTACGGCTTTTGCCTGCGCCTTGCCCGCGTCCTCCACGGCCTGCTTTTGGGTGCTTCCCGCCGCGTTGATGGCTTCCAGCTGCGCCGCGCCTGCTGACTCTAGTGATTCCTTGGATCCCACCGTCACCTTGTCAACGATTTCCTGCTTGTTCGATTCGGTAAAGTAGTCAACTCCAACTACCGGAGTCTTTCCGTCAGCGCCGCTGGATGGCTTTCCGGTATCTTTTCCGTCAATGTACCAGTTTCCATTTTTGCCAATTTCTGGCGTTGAACCGTCGAAATCTCCGTTTGCAGCCGCCTGTTCAAGCGTATTCTTTGCGTTAGTAGCAGCCGTTGCCGCATTATTCGCTGCGGTCGCAGCGCTGTTTGCAGATTCTGCAGCTGCCGTTACCTGCTGTAATAGCTGCGGCGTTGGCGCTGCAGAAGCGTCGCCATTCGGTGTTCCGTTCTGCACGATATTCCATCCGGTTTCAGACTTTGCCGTCGTCATGACCTTTTCTTCACCAACAAAGCCTGTAACCGACAAAATAAGTGACCCGGTTGACGCTAGACACTCCCACGGGACGGTAAGCGTGTTTCCAAAGGTATGTAGCACTTGCTTTGCAACTTCGCCGTTTGTGAACACACAAACAATGGAGGTCATTTCTTTCCATTCTTCGTCCATGTCCAAAATCAGCGTATCAACGTTCACGCCGTTTTGAATAACTGTAACCGGTGATTTCACATAGATTTTCCGTTGCCTGACCGTTGCATAAAGCATAAGTTCCTCCTATCTAGCCCATTTCCAAGGACTGTTTTTCTCTGAATAGATGCAGCAGAACCATGCATCTTTTTCTTTGTCGCTCAAGTCTTTGCTGTCAATAAAAGCAATCACTTTGTCTTGCGTGGATTTTCCCTTGATCTTCTTGCCGTTCTCGTCCATCTCCGTTTTAGCATCGTCCGAATTTTTGAATTGAAGCAAGTCTAACACATCTCCCGCCGTAACTCCGTTCGATTTTCCATATTCAGTCCACCGGTCTACCGTTTCGGTCGGAAGCGAAGCAACTACAGTTGCTTCATTTACCTTTTTATTGTCGTACAGACTGTTAAGCTTGTCATATTTTCCGCCATCCATCCCGCTCATAAGCGATTCTGCGGCTTTTTCGACAAACAAATCTGCACGTTCACGCTGTGTCATATTCTTTGCTTCATTCATCCACTGTGTTGTAATTTCTTTTCCATATTTTTCTTCGGCGATTGCTTCATAATACTTTTCCGCAATTTCGTTTGCCGTGTTCATGATATCCTTTGAAACGCCGGTGTAGGTTGGGTTCGCAAGCGATTTTCTCATGGATTCCAGCGCAGTTTGATCCGCCAGCTTTGTGCCAGATGCAGAAACCGCTTTCAGCGTAAAATAATCTGCACGTTCTTTATCAGATTTGAGCTTTTCTGCCTCTTTTACCCATTCTGTTTCAATCTCGTACCCTAATTCTCGCTTTGCCAGCGCTTCTTCATACTGATCTGCGTACGTTTTTGCCTTTTCGCTCACATCCGCAGGAAGTGATGCATACTTTGCTGACGAAAACATATCGTCTGACGCGCCGCTGGTCAATCCACCTACGCTGTCAATAGCTTTTCCAAGAATCTCCTTTGCAATTTCATCGTCGCTTTTTCCGGCTAAATCAGTAATCCACTTGTCAGACGCAGAATATCCTACGCCAGCTGCTTCTTTGCCGATTTCGTTTGCATATTGCTGAGAAAGCTCCATTGCTTTAGACTTGATGCTGTCAGGCACTGATTTGTAAACATCACTGTTGAGCATCGTCTTTCGAATACTGTAATCAGTCTGTCCGCGAATTTCTGTGTATTTATCATACTGACCGGATGTGAGCTTTACATTTTCGCCGTCAACCGAAATCAACTTTTTGGGCTTCGTGTAAAAATTAGAGAAATCGGAATTTACGGAATGCAGTCTGGCAATTTCTTCTTCTACCGGGTCTGTTTTGGTTCTCGACGGATATACTGGCGTAACAGCCTTGAAAGCAGAATTTGCTATACCGCCAGCACCGTTCCCATCAACAGGTACGCCCCAGTTTCCGCGCGTAATTGCCATATCCTCACGCCAACCTGGCACTTTCCGCTGCACGCCCTGAATGGCAGACTGCACAGGAGACCATGCGCCGTCCGGCTCAATGTAGGTGCTTCTCTGATTTTTATCTACGCTAGACGCGATACGTCCAACAAGCGTCGGCACATATTGTCCAATATAGTTCCCCAAAATCTGAACACCCATTTTTGCCGCCAATTCACCATTTTTTTCATCATTTCTGGAATTTTGAATTGTCGAAATAACGCTGTCCAAGCCGGAAAGCATAGACTGTTCAAAGACGGGATCTGTGATCTTGCTCAGTGCATCCATAATGTCGTTCAGCGAAATCGGTTCATCTCCGTTTCTCGCATTCTGCGCCGATTCCCAAATCTGCGCGCCTGTCAAGAGTCCTGTCCCGGTAAGCGTTAAACTGTCGATCGGAACATATGTATCACCGATTAAGATCGAAAAATCCTTTGCACCAAACGCATTTTTTTGCTGCTCTTTCTCTTCATCATCACCTACGCCAGTCGCGCGAAGAATGCCTTGTTTTGCCATTGCAGCACCAATTCCAAGTAGAATTGTTCCGGTTGTTGCCGCCGCAAAATCATCAATTGTCTGTGCAACTGTGATATCTGTGTTCCCGCGCTGCATCTGAACAATGTCATACAGCCCCTTGACATAGCCAAGCGGTGAATATTCCACCGTCCGCACCATAACGTTTGCAGGAACTTTTTTAAACGGATAAATAACCCCAGAAAGGAATCTCCCAATTTTGCTGTTATTCCCAAACCGTGTTGCCCACTTGGAAACGGTGTTCAGATCATTGTAAGTTCCTTTTTTTGCCTCGCTCATGGCATAGGTTCTGGCTTCGTCTGTGATTTCGGTCAAATGATTTGCTTTCATGTAGCTGGCCAATGACACAGTATACATCGGCTTGCTGAACCACATATCTTCTGCTTCAAGGGCTTTGCTGTTAAGATCGTTCAGTTTTTCAGCCTTGGCAAGGAATTGATCAACGCCGCGCGCTAAAGCATTCTGCGGGTCGTTGATCTTCCAGTACCGCCGATAATCGTTAACGCCACCTGTAGATGTGCTGTATTTCCCAACGCTATCCTCATACAGGTCAACAGCCGTATCGTAGTCTGCCCGTGCAGCATTCAAAAGGCTTCTATCCGCTTTCCTTAGTGGATTCAAAAAAGCCGTTGTTCGTCCCTCGTTGTTTCCGATAACAATCATTTCGCCTAGCGCTTTCAAATTATCTTTTCCAATTTTTGCGATCGCGCCGCTGACGTTGCCCATTATATTCTTCAAATGCGTAGACGGATTTGCCAGCATGGAAAAATAGCGCCACTGCTGTAACCCCTCTCGAAGCGTGGCCGGAATCTGCTCTGCAACATTTCGATAGATGTTGTCCAGCGCCGCTTTCTGCGCGCTTTCCGTCTCTGCGTTTTGATAGGCATCCAAGAGGTTGTCCGGGACATTGAGTTCTTTCGGCTTCTTAAGGTTCTTGTTTACCTGCGCTTCCAGATTTGATATCATCCGCTGAATCGTAAAGATTCTGCCCTCCGGAGTCATGGATTTCAAGAGCCGCGCTGCCTGCACAGATTGACCGGCGTTTGTTTCTACCGCTGTCAGCGCAACAAGGATATCAGAAGCAGCCTGATAATCCTTTGCGGCAATCGCATCGGCATACAGGGTTGTGCCTCTTGCTACCAGCTTTGCACCGGCTTTCCCCGCGTTTGCATCTCGTACAAATTCGCTGCGAATCTGTTCAATCGTCTTTCCTCTATCATATTGATTTACAATCTGCTGCGCGCCATCCTCCAGTGCCTGCTTATTGCTATAGACCTCGTGGCTTAATTTCCCATCTGTTACAAGCTGCTCGATTTTGCCGACCATCTCATCGGTCGTAATTTTTGCTTCCGCTGCGGTTCTTGCAAATTTGCTGACCTTGGTTTCACCATCCATGCTAACCGGCACGTCCACAACGCGAGCAGGATTTTCACCCGGCTCAATTGTTCCATACTGGTTTGCTGCATTTGTGTATGGATCGAATCCGTAAGCCGCAGCGCCAACGCTGGATTCTGCGTCCGGCCGCTCCGTGTTGCGTGAAATAGGGATATCATCAAGACCGTCAATCGCAGACTCTCTCTTATAATGACCAGATGCTCCCGGAATGTTGGATTTTGCCGCTATATACGCTTCATTTGGAGGAATAAAATAGCTTCCGAATTCGTTCCAGTTTGTCATTGAGCGATATCCATTTGTAAGCATATCATCAAGCAGCATTTCCACTCGATTTGCATCTGCGTAGTTTTCTGATCCCTCGTCTCGAATAATATCTTCCGCAGCTTTTGCAAGCCTGTCCCATGAAATTCCAAAATTATCTTTCAGGAAAGCAATTCCGTCTGTCGTTTCACGTTTTGTTCCAGTCCAGTGATAATATCCCCCATTATCCCCAAACTCGACAGGCGTTGCAAACCGTTCTCCTCTTGTTGAGTTTGAAATCTCATCAAGAAGATTTTCTGCCGCAAGCTTCATGTATTCGTGAATTTCCGGGTTATCATATTGGAACGAATGCTGTCCGCGCTTCATCCGCATATCTATATCGCGATTGTCAATATGATCTTCTGGATTTACCTTGTGAATTCCACCAGCAGAATCATATTTGTACTGCGTTTTTCCATCTTGGATGTCGCTTAAATATTCACTCAGTTGCGCAGCATCCTCTGGATTAAGGGAATTTCCATAGTTCAGCAGCTTTTGAAAAGATAGGCTGCCGTTGTTCTGGTCGATCAATGCCTCAATATCGCCCTTGACCTTTCCCTTTGAATCACTTATATTAGTGGTGCCGGCTTCCGCTGCATCTGACCTTACAGACCCATCTAATGGCGAACCTGTTGTTTGTTCAGATGCAGCGGGATTTTTATATTGTTCAAACGTCTGCTGCATCACTCTGTCAAGGTTGCTGTCCTGTGTCTGACTGACATTCTCCTGCGTCTGTCTCCCCGCCATCGTGTCCATCATGGCGCGGTCAAGCGTAGTAGCGTTTTCATCATACGGCTGATACTCGGTCGTATGACCCAGCTCCATAATGCCGGTTGAAATTGCCGTTGTGATGGCTGTATCTACCAGTTCTTCAATGCTAGGTGCTTTATACTCTTCTCCAAAAATAACAGTTCGGAACAGTGGTTCAAGGAAATTCTGCACTTCCTCCTCGTTGATCTCCGAACCGATATTGACTGCACCGGTCAGCGCCCAGCGGGTAAGCCCGTTTTCAATGCCGGATACCTTTTCCAGAAGCTTATCTGCTACACTTGCGCCGCCTCTCAGTTCCGAGATACCGCCGAGAACTTTCTCTAACGCTGCTTCCGATGCGCCAATTAACGTACCATATGTTCTGGATTGAAGCTCGGAATAGCCTTGCCGTTTCGCCTCACCGTAAGCATTGCCGCCGGAGCCGAGCGCCGTTGTCAGACCGCTCGCAACATTCGTGACTGCCGCTGGTGCGCCGAGTCCGCCGGACAGCACGGAAACTGCGATGGACGGCAGCCTATTGCCGATATTTGTACCAGCTTGGAACAGGTATTTTTTTGCGCCCTCAAGATTGCTCCCGATCTGCTGACTTGTGATTGCCGTCGGGCTCGGGTCGTAGGCTTTGCCGTTTACAAACTGTGCAATGCCTTTCGACGCCTGATCCATTCCGCCGAAGATACTCTGCGCGCCATACCGGAGCGCCTTTCCGACACCGCTCGGCATATTCTCGATTTCTTCCGCTTCCCGAAAACCGATTCTGGCATTAATCTGGTTGTTCAGCGACTGCATGTACCGGTTCGCCGCGTCCTGCCCGTCCTTTGCCAGCCGGTAGAAATACACCCGCCGCTCATCGTTCGTCATCGCATCAAAGCGAATCTGATCGACGGAATTTGTTTCCGCTGCCTCTGTAGACTGGCCGCTTTCGCGGAACTGCTTCTGCTTCTTGATCTGCTGTCGTTCGTACAGCTGACGGCCTGCCTCTGCATAGTCGTTGAAGTCGCTTTTTTGCGTAACAGACCCCGCATTATCAAACGTGTTCTTTGCGCTGCGCTTTTGAAGCTGTCCATTCATAAGCAGCGGAGCAGCCGTTTCCGCCTGCTTCTGCGCGCGGCGCTGCGCCTGTGCCTGATTGCGCTGCTCACGGACAGCGCCGGAATTTTCCAGTGTATTGCGCGCGCTTTGCTTCTGCAAAGTCGTTGTCGGCAATACCTCATTTGAAATTTTTGTAACTTTTTCCTGAGTAGGAAGAGATTTTGCCGCCGTCGCTTTCTGCATTAGCGTGCTTCCGGCTTCTTGGTTTTTCCGCCGAATTTCCGCTTTCTGCGCCTGCGTCAAGACGCTGTTTCCGTTTTCTTTCTGTGTGTCGATAACCCAAACGCCATTTTTGTACGGCATAATCTCCTCCTAATTTTCAGAAATCAATACAGCGCATCTTTCCTCGCGCCCGATCCGCCGCTTCCAGAACTCTTCTTCGTTCCGCTGCTGGAACTACTCCCGGAAGATTTGCTGCTGGAAGATTTACCAGAACCGCCAGATGAACCGCTGTTTTTGCTTGTCTTACCGGGTCTATTCACGCGGTTTCCGTGATTGACAATAATCGTTCCGTCGTCCTGCATCGTCCACGTAGAGCCGTCAGAAACGGTCACAGAATCACCTGGGCGCATTCCAGATATAATTTCCTTTCCCTTTGCAGATCCAATGACATAATCTCTGGTCGCGTCGTTGTATTTCTCCAAATACGACTTAAGCTGACTATACGGAATACCAAGCTTCTTATAATTCGAAAGAATGTAGCTTCCGGCGTCTTGGCCATTTGCGCCGCTGCTATCCGTGATATAGTTGTACCAAGCATCTGACCCAAGCGCCGGAATTTCGCCGCTTGACGAGCCGCCAGAGCCGCCGCCGTAATATCCTCCATAATATCCGCCGGATGAACCCCCGGATGAGCCAGTGAGTCTGGATATTGCGCGATTGATTGCCACAATTCCCTCATCTGTAATGCTGTTATCAAGCCGGACTGCCTCTTCATAGAGTGCTTTCGCAAGCTCCATGTCGTTATTGGCCTGTGCTTCCTGAATTGCGCTTTGATATTTCTGCCCCAAAAGCTGACGCTGCCGCTCGATTTCAGCCCGCTTTTGCATTTCAACCTGATTCAGCGTATTCAGATTGCTTTGCAGCTGATTATTCATCGCAATCTGAGCCTGTCCCTGTGTACCGGAATTCAAGCCGTAGGCGTTCGCCGTCTCGTTCCAGTTCGCCCTTGACTTTGCCGCGTCTGCGGCCGTTCTTCTCTGCATCTCAGCATACTGAGCCGCAAGAGATTCCTTTTCCGCATCAAGGCCGGACAGGTTTTCGTTATAGCTGTTTTCCAGCCGCTCCTTTTGCGCCTTTAGGTTCGCTTCGTAGAGCTTTTTCAGCATTTCGGACTGGTCTGTAGCTGTTGAATACTGCCGCTTAAGCAGAATTTTCATCTGTTCAAGCGCGTCCTCCTGCGTATTCCCAGACCCTGTTGTGCCATTGGCCGCCGTGCCATTGGCAGCTGTACCATTTGCCGGTGTCACTGAACCTGCAGGCGTTTGCGCATTTCCGCTTGGCGTGGTCGTACCGCCAGCCTGAGATTGATCCTGCGTTGCCGGAGCGGTTGTAGTTGTCTGGTTCGCAGCCGGCGTTGTTGTTTCCTGCTGTGTCGTACCAGCGGCAGGCACCGTCGCTGCTGTATCAGTTGTCGTTCCTCCAGCAGACATTGTAGAAACAGGGGGGACAACCGGCTGCGTCGTATAAATCGGTTCAGTGCGCTTTTTAACCGCTTCGTCGTATAAATCAGAAAGCATTTTTCTTCCGGATGCAACCGGCTGATTCAAATTTGCCATGTGTTCCCTCCTTTATTGCTTGATATACCAGTAAAGGCCATACGGGCCATTTTCGGGGTACATTTCCGAATTTTCAGATTCTACAAGCTCGATATAGTCTCCTGGAATTGCCATATCCCGCGCCGTCGCTTCCGTAATCGGGCCGATTGCCTCTTTTTTGATCTTATAGATTCGCATCGTAGTGCTTCCTGCGCCCGTGGATTCAGAATATTCCGTTGTAATATTCTTGCTCGTGCCGTAATAGTACTGATAAGTATTTCCGGAGGCTGTCTGCCGAATAAGGCTTTTCTTTAGTGCAGTAACAGACGCAGCGCTATTGTACGGAACAACAACTGTCTGTTCTCCCGTTATTGTCGGATTTCCTGTATTTGGAAAGTCAAAACCTGTATAGTAAACAACTTCGGGACTTGGAGGAGTATTGTATGAACTTCCAATTTGAAGATTAGTTGTATTCCCGGAATACGCAATACTGTATTTCTTCCAGACTGTTGAAACCGGCTTTTTCTTTCCGTTTCCGCCTCTTCGCATAAATACAGCCATTACAGCACCCCCACATTGATTGGAATGTTCACCGTCGGCGCCTCATCGGCATAGAATTTCAGTGTGCCGTTGCCTTGTGTTACCGGGTAAATACCCGCTCCGGCGTTCCATGCATCCAAAATCGTATCTCTGGCCGAAGCATTTGTCGGAAGCTGAACATCAATAATGACAACCGCTGTATCCTCTCTCACTCCGTTGACCAGCAGCGTTTGCGTATACAGTCCAGCAGTCACATCCTGTGTCCAGTTTGTCGCAAGCAACGTATACAAATTAGCTGTTGCCTTGTTTTGCTTTTTTGCAATTTCTTCGTTCAGAGTTCCTATAATGGTTGCAAGCTGCGTTGAAAGCGTGTCTACAGATTCCGCAATTTCGGTATCTTTCTTCGCCAACTCCGCGAGCGTTGCTCTCACATCATCGGCCAGCTTCACAAGTGTAACACTACCGTTTGGAATTGCGCCTAGCACAAGACCTCGCAGTTGGCTGTACAGTGCCATAATCGCCGCCTGCACGGTATCTGCTTTGATTCCATCGGTCGATGCAAAAGGCGTATTCGCAGCAGTAATTGCCGGAAGCAGCGTTTCATTCAGATATTCAGCGATTGTTTCGCCCGCTTCATCAAACTTGGCTTTCAATTCATCGGCGCTTAAACCGCCGACATCGTTTGGGTAATCATCCAGCTTCTGAATAATTTTCAGGTCGCTTGTAATTTTAGGAAGCGCCATTTATACCACTCCTGTCTCGTTTAATGCTCTTTGAAGCTCTCCGTAGCCGCTGCCGCCCGCGACGGGAATTTCCGATGTCATATCAAGAATCTGGCTATTTGTTCCGCCAGAATCCACGGGCTGGCTCTGCATACCCTTTAGCTTTTCAATCAGTTCCTGCCGTTTTGAGACATATCCCTCCGGGATGCGTTCCAGATAGTCCACAATGTCCAATTTCCCATTCATCAGCAGATTATCAAGCGTCTGAACCGTCATAATCTCAGACCAATAGGCCGATGCACCCACATCCAGCTTTAAGCTCATCGGAACATCATTCAGAACGGAAAAATCGAACGGCGTATTTACATCGGAGTCTTGCAGTTTCATTCCAAGCGGTTGCTGTGCAAGCTGGTCTTTTGTCAGCAGTTTCACCTGTACATAACGGGTTCCGTAGTAAGCCCGCATCATGTCAAGATAAATCCTGCCTAGATCCTCGATGCACTCATACATATTAAGCTTCACAAGCTCTAGCGGCGCATTTGAAGCCCGCTGCAAGGCAACAATTGCAGATGTGTTATCCGGCCTAGTGTCGCCCAACGCCGCGTCAGACGCGCCCATAAAGTTCTGTGTATAGTTCACAGCCAGATCAATAAACTGTGCAACCTGTGGTGAAATTGTGGCTGGATCCATGATCTTAGCCACCGTGTTCATATCGCCGCCGTTTATCCCGATTGCAGCGCCCACGCGGCTGTCCCAGCGTTTAATTCTTGTCTGATCGTAAATAATTTTGGGATACGCTGTTGTCATGAGCGAAATCATCGACATTGCAAACAGCTTATTCACAAAAATCTGGTTTGGAAGCAACTGTGAAATAAGTGCCTGCCCATGATAACAGTCTTGAACATAATCCCAGTTCATCCATGTAATAGGGTACAGCTTTAACAGCGTGTCCTTTTTCTTTTCGACAATAACGTTTCTGGTACACTTCATGCTCCAAATCGTTCCGGTTTCATCGTCCTTGTAGAAATACAAAAGAAGCGTAACCCGATCATCGGAAAGCTGATCCATTTTGGCGTTATATTCCGTTTCGTCCGGCTGGATTGCCTCAATGTCACTCTTTGAAATGCCGTTTCGTTTTGCAAGCTTCTTGACATATTCAAGCTGCTTGCGCATCGGAATAATAATCCATGGCTGGTCTTGGACGTGCTTATCATTCGGATTTCCAAAAATAACCCGGCTGTTTTCAATGATTTCTGTTACAATGCCACCTTTTGCATCCTGCCCGGTCTCCATGTCCGGGTCAAACCAAGAATATGTAGCACCATCTCCGTCTACGGCGGCATTCCGCATAAACTCGCGCGTTTTTGTTACAATTTTGTTTCTTTCGAACAATTCAGCGAACTGCTTATTGATCACATCACAAAATTGCTCCAAATCTCCAAGACTATTTTTGCCTGTAGAACTAAGCGGCGTTGCCTGCATGGAAATATTGTCGGAAGAAATTGTCGCAATCTGAAACAGCGTGACACGTTTTAAGAAATTGAACACCGGCGTTGGAAGCCCATTTGCTTCCACGCCCTCCCACTGTTTACCGATAAAGAAATTTTCGTTTTTCTCTACGGTATCATATAGGCCGATTTGCGTATTAAACTGTACTCCATTGTCATAGAGTTTATAAACGTTTTGAGGCGTTAGTTCTTTCATCTACCGGCCTCCTTTTGCTTTGTGCCGTCATAATTCAGCAGATTCGCAAGCCCTGCGCTAAACTGCTGTTCAGTCGTTTTTGCCTGTTCGTCCACTGTAGCTGGCTTTGTTTGTACATCGTCGCTTGTTTCTTCCTTTGGCCGATCTTCCCTTTTTGATATCAGGAAAAACAGAACCATAACATTGCAAGACGCAATAAGAAGAATTGCTGTAACAAGGCACATCATCAAAATTGTTTCCATGTTTCCCCCTATTTCACGTATCCGGTGTATCGAACTCGGATATCTGCACCCAGAACCGTTGTGTCGTTCGCAACGCTGCTTGCTTTTACAATCAGTTTATAGTACACGAACTTCTTGATTTTCATCTTAATCTTTGTCATTAGAGGCTCGCGGCTCGTGCGGAACGTAAAGCTTCCGAAGCTCACATTCACAAAGCCAGTAACGTTTGAATAAATCGTTTTTGCAGCATATCCGGATTTCCGATCTGACCTTGCCGAAATTTCCACTCTTGCATTCTGTGCCGGTTTTACCGATACCCAGACAACAGAGCTATGTTTTTTCTGATAGTCAGCCCCGAAATCCATGCTTCCACTATAAAATTCAGCGTCAATGGCTTCTCCATCGTCGCTGTGAACCTCTTCCGAGAAAAGTGCAACCTTACCGTTTGATAGGCCAAAGTAGATGTCATTTCCATCTCTTGCCGCTGCAACAACCGGTAAATTGTCATATTTGTACCACGTATCTGTGATATACCCATTCACAAGGGCAGTTCCGGCATTATCATTCAAGAAAATGTAGTACTCTTGCTTGCTATCATCGTCAAAAGTAAACACTTTTCCGATGTCAACATCTTGCATTGAGTCTTGCACTCGTTCAGAAATAAACTTCGCGTTTCGCTCGTCTCTAACCGTTGCAGACGATGTTCTCCATTCATACACATTTCCTGCATGAATCGTTCTAGGATAGTTATATACAAGTTGAACCTGGCCAAGGGCTTCATTGCCAATTTCTCTGTTCAGCGGATTTGTATAAAAACCAGCTGTTACTGTTCCATCCTCAAGTGTGACCGAAGAATAACCTGTAGACCATGTGCCATCCGGCTTAAAAGACAAAAGCCGGTCATACTGCTTGACCATTCCTGTAATCGGCGTGTTGCTATTTCCAATCTGGATTTCATACAGATCCGGGAAATAATCAGCCGACGGCGTTCCAGCTTCTGTTACGCCGCAGTAGATTGTCTTTGCGCTTCCATCTCCGTATAAAAATACGCGCGTGTCTGTATAACCATTAAAGCTTTCACAGTATCGCATAGACTCGACCTGAGAACGGAGCAAATTTGTTACTGTGTATGTAATTTCAACGTTGTTGTTTCCACTCTGCGGAGCTTTGGAAAACGTTACTGTTCCAGCAGAAAGCGAAACGCTATACTCAGCACTTCCGCCGCCGACTGTAACCCGGTCAATGCTTAAAAGATTCTGCTCCGGCAAATGATATTCCGTCGATGTTCCATCTGCCGAAAACTGTACTCGTCTCTTTCCGGTCAGCCGGTTTACATTTTCAAGTATTGTTCCGCCTCCACCGGGCGCTGCTGCTGTCAAAATGCAAGGCACATACCCCTCAACAACATCAACAAAGCCGACCCCATCCCAAAACAGGTATTCATGACCGTTTAGGATATAAACTTTATTATCAAAACCAAAAAAGGTTGTTTGATCGTCCCAAATATCGCCGATTCTTCTCGGCTCTTCCGTCAAATCCCATACGCCGCCATCTGCTGCGCACAAGATATGCTTTTTGCCTGCTACATATCCGCACCAAAGGCCGCGAACCGCTCCGGAAAATGCTTTTTTTGTCCGAATCCCCGGCCTCACCTTTAAATGGTACTGCGGCGTTATACGAAAGTTCTTCAAATCTGAAGCTTCGCCGTATTTCAGCTGTGTGTCGCCGTCTCTGCTTTCATTCAGTCCAAGGAATTTCTGAATTTGGAAGATTTTAGTTGTATCTTTTGCTGAAATTGTTGCCATTGATATCCTCCTTGGATGAAAACTAAGGGGCACATTGCTGTGCCCCTATTTGTTTTAGGTGTTCGTCTTGCTTGCAACCGCAGACTGATACATGCCATCTTTAATTGCAGCAGCCTTAATCTCTTCTCCAGACGCAAGCGTGGGCTTGCTGTCACCGCTGTAGATCTTCGCCGTAGAAGAATAGCGCGGATCAGAGCCGTCGGTGGTGTACTTGATCGTCGCGCCACTCGTTCCGCTTGCAAGAGTTGCACTATTGGCTGCAATGGAAATCGTCGGCGTTTCGCATACTTTGCCGCTCGCAGTAGCAATGTAAATTCCGTCTGCCTTGGTCGGGATAACAAATGCGTCAAAAATTACGCGCCCCTCAACCAGCTGGCCAGAAATACCCTGCGGGTCAGTATGGATCTTGTATTCATTAAGCTTCATCGGGGAAATTGCAGAGCCCTTATGAATCAGCATGAAATACACGTTTTCCGGCATCCAAGAGTCAGGAATGGTCTTAATCGGAATACCGGCATATTTACCGACCACACCGGTTTCCAGAGCCTTACTGCCGGTAGAGTCCAGCGCAATATACTCTGTTGAAAGCGCAAGCGTCGGCAGCAGGCTTTCTTTCAGGTACAAAGTACGGTTCGTTTTTGGCACAAACTTGTTGTTCATCTCAGCCTGTGCGTCAAAGATCATGCCGCCAATAGTGCCCTTTACTGGTGCTGCGCTCATAGCCTTGGCGATACCTGCGCCCTTTGCCCAGACTTTCATGCGGTAAATGTCGATGTACGGCGTTACAACCTCCCGCATCTGGCGTCTAAGGGAAGTTCCGGCCTGCTTGATATTGAACTGTTCTTTTGCGTTGCCCTTGTCAATGGTATAAGTGAAGCCCTTATCCATGTTCATGACAAACTCATAGATATTGTCTGTCAGCTCCTGCGGCGTGCCGTATCTGTTTGAACCGGAACGGGTGTAGTCATTCAGCGGCGCAACCGCAACATCGTAGACCTTTACGGTTTTTACGCCGGTGAATTCCATATCCAGGTTTTTAGAGAACGCGCCCTGCGTGATCGAGTCATGATAGAAGCGTTCCTGTACCTGGCTGGAATATTTTTCTGCAAGATTGATTGTCTTTCCCATATAGTCTCCTTTCAGATTCAATCATCGTCGGCCAAAAAAGCAGCAAGGAACGGGTCTTTCCCGACCTCTTTCCCATCCGCCTTTACACTGCCGACCGATGCCTGTTTGTTCTTTTCGTTCTGCTCCATCGCCTTAATCTGGCCTTGGAGCCGTCTGTTTTCTTCAATTACTTGCTGTGTTTCGTATCTCCCGTATGCAGAAACAAGGCTTTCGCCGCCTCGTACTGCGTCCCAGACCTCCTGCGGAATTGACTCCGGGTCAACGCCCTTGTATGTAGAAAGAAATTTTTCGATATCTTTCTTCTGCTCGTTTTGCCGTTCAATTTCGTTTTTCTCCTGAGACTTTGCTTTCTTCTCTCTTTCCTGTGCCCCAGCAAGCTTTTTCTCGGCATCCTCACGCAAAACACGTTCTTTTGCCGTTTCCCGGCTCAAGCCTTGCGAAACATAAGCGTTTTCACGCAGTGAACGCAGGAATGTAGGAACATCAATTCCAGCTGCAGCCGCTGCTTCCTGCAATGCAGAAAATGATTCCGCATTTTCGTCCCTGTAGTGCCGCAACTCATCCAGTTCACTGCGCATTTCGTCACGCTGTGCAAGGATCCTGTCATGGTTCAGGCCTTTCTGCGCAAGCGTGGTCATTTCATCAAGGGTGACTTTCCGAGTTTCCTTATTGAATTTCAGTTCAAACGTTTCTGGCGGCGTGTCCTGCTGTGCTTCCTGCTCGCTTTCGTCGTGATGCTCCGTCTCATCCGGTTTTTCTTCCTGTTCTTCCTGCTGTTCATCAGTCTGGTTGCCGCTGTCCTCAGAAAGATCAAGGTCGGATAAGTCAACATCGTATTCGTCGTCGAGCTCTTCGCTCATGGTCTGGGTCTCTTCATTCATTGCTGTTTCCTCCTTTATTGGCTCTGGTAGGCCTTATGACGGCTCTGGTAGGCCGCTACTTACAAAAAAAGAGCTAACCGGCTACGAATCGTAGTCAGTTAGCTCCAATTGCTCTTTCCTGCACCCAATTATGCAGGAGAAATATATTTGATTGTCTTTTTAACCTCTAAAACAACGTATCCATTGCCTTTTCTGCGAAGTTCAACGTCGTTCCCGCGCTTCAAGATGGCTTCCGCTGTCCGCATTGCTTCTGCAAATGTTTGTTCCGTCATACGCTAAAGCCCCCATACGCCGGTAAAATATCTTCCCATTCAGCAGGTTTCCGCGCTCCAATCGAATTAACAAGTTCCTGATATCTTTGAATAAAGAAGCTTGCCATTGTATCATTTTCACCAAGCAAAAGATGTGCAGCCAAGCCATAGGGAAGCACGCCCTGTGCCAGTGCATCATCAAGGCCAATATCTTCTTCGAAGCTTGTAATAAGCGGGCAAATTGACCGAACACCGTCAACCCCCGGCACGTATGTATCAGAATATGGGTATAATTCATGCCGAAGTACATTCAAAATGGAGAGTGTACGCATTCTGTATTCGTTCGTATCGCTTGTTACAGCTGCGCCGCTTGATTCGCTTTGCTCATCCATCAAGTGGATTGCTTTTTCAAAAACCCAATTTGCATTCGTCATTTCGTACTCCTATGCGCTGAAATTCATATAGCTGCTGTCGATTTCTCCGCCGGTCATATAATCATCGTATTGCTCAAGATCGGCTTCCACATTGACCGTCTCTTCTATTTTCTCTGGTTTAAGCGTCCGAAGCTGACAATAATACCGAAGCGCGTCTGGCCGGTGTGTAATCTCATGCGGCTGTTTCGCACAGTCAGACGGGTTTTTATCGTCGTGCTGAATTGCCATGATATCATCAATCAAGCCCTTGCACGTCTCAAAAATAACCATTCCGGGCTTTCCGTCTGGCAGCAACTTGAAAAACTCTTTTACGGAAAGCCAGCCCTGCACGCGGCTATTGTTTGCTTTCAGCACCGGCAATCCAGCCTCCGAGAACAGCGCAGCCATTGTTTTACCGGTGTCTTTCTGCGTTGACCACATATCAGGCGGTGCTACCGTATACTCTATCCGTTCTCCTGCTGGCGTAGATACAAGCGCCGCCCTCGCAGCCTCTGAAACGATGAGCTTGCTTTCGGAATATTCTCTGTAAACGTAACATCTTCCGTTGAAGTCAACTGCAATCCACAGGCAGGCAAACATATCAAGGCCATAGTCAAACGTCCTATATTTCGCCCACGAATCCGGGATTGCAAACGGCTTTACAACGTGCGTTTTTATTGTGAACTCTGGGAAATAACCGCCAGATAGTGCATCCCAATCACCATATCTGTGAGCCTGCCGAATATCTTCCGGCAGTAGGTCTAGCGCATTGATATAATCCGGTGACCCCTCCAACAAGTCCTTGTTGTCCTCGACTGTGGCCTTGATAAACAGATAATCATCCGGGTTTTCATTTGGCAGGAAGTCTCTTGTAATAAAGATTCTCTTTACCCACTGATGCCCGATGCCGCCCGGGTTGCAGGTCAGATATACTCTCTTTGGAAACGGCGTCGCGCCGCGGCAGCAGCCCGCGATACCACGAAATTCCTGCTCCGTAAATTGTGTTGCCTCTTCAATAAAAATCCAGTCGTATTCCTGACCTTGGTATTTACCTGTAACAGCTGCGCCATATCCGTCCATATTGCCGAATTTTATCGTGCTGCCGTTAGCAAATGTCAGAAGATGCTTTTGTACGTTATACGCCGCAAGGCTTTCTGGCACAAGCTTCAAAATCGGGTCTATAACAGAGTTTTCCAAGTCCTCATACCTGCGGCGAAGAATCAAAATCCGGATTCCCGGATATTCTATCGCCCCTCCTACAGGCTTTCTCTGAGTACACCAGCTTTTCCCTCCGCCGCGCGCTCCACCGTAACAGGTATATTTCACTCGGCTTGCAAAAAACTGATTCTGAGGCTCGGAGTTTGGCCGTCCAAGGTCAACCGTTATTGTTCCGCCTTTCTTTGGCGGCTTCACTCTCGCCATAGCAAGCCCTTTCTGCGTATTCTCGCCTTGCCGCTTAGATTGTCACATTCTGATCTGCGGCGCATCCACGCTTTGACGCGATCAGAATAGTTTTCAGCGACCGTTGTCATTTCCATGTGAGGCCAAGCGATGCGCTCTCACAGTGCCCGGGCGCGACCCGGATTCTGGCGGCAGATGGAGGTGTCGAGCCCCACGGCTTGCGCCGCTCACTGTTTTCAAGACAGGATTCAAGGCCGCTTGAATTCATCTGCCATATGGCGAAGATGGCAGGACTCGAACCTGCACAGCGCCGTATGGCGCTTACTAGCGGTTTAGCAAACCGCTGCCTTACCGTTAGGCTTACATCTCCGTATGGTGGGTCGTTTCGGATTCGAACCGAAATAATACCAGTCATGAGCTGGTTGCTCTAGCCGTTGAGATAACGACCCTTATAGTTCTGTGCTCACCTTGACACCCAGTCGCCTGAGTGCCAAAGAGGATAACAAAAAATGAGCTTTGGAATGGAAACGGTTGGCATGAATGCCAAGGTCAGCACAGATTTTCTAAATTTTCAATTGCCATTTCACAAATGGGGGGTGTCCCTTTTTCTGCTACCCCCTCTTTTTGTTGGGGCAATACAGGGGTCTGTATATAATCTATAGGTAATAGCGCGCGCGCCCCCTGTTTTTCCGCTACCCCGCCCTACCCCCTAGTGATAGTGATAGTGTGGGAGGGGATGCCCGCGCGCGCGCCTCCTTTAATGGCGCGTGCGGGCGGTGCATATGCAGCAGCAGCCAGGGCAGGCGCGCCCAGGAGCGCTGCACTATGCATCACTAGACATTGCATATATACATCGCCATGCGGTATATATGTAAAAATGTTTTGAAATACCTCTTAATCACACAGTTTACGAAACATTTTGCGAAATATGAACGCAACAAAAATTGGTTTTGGTTGCGTTCAAGCTATTTGAACGCATCTTTTGCCCCGCCAAAGCTCACTTGCAGCTTAATTTCACCGCTGGCCTGCTGCTCCACCTTATCTGTATAGGCAGATCCAAAGCCGAAATCTTGCTTATGCAGAAATATTGATTTGCCGGTGCCGGGGCCATTATAACGAGGATCAATATCGTATTCGGCCTTGATCCAAGTATCAATGTTTTTTAGCAGTGCCGCCGTGGCTTTATTATGGGGATTCGGCATCTTAACGAATTGCCGCACATCATCAATGCTTACACCGATAAAGCGATAAAAATCAGCGTGTGACGCTCTGTAATCTTTGCCTGTGCCGTGCTCCTGCTTGTACTGATCAAACAAATCAAAAACTTGCTGATATGTAAGCGGGAACTGCCGAACATTTGCCATTTAAGCACCTCCTCCGGCAAAAAAGTTTGTGGAAAATCCTTTTACAGGTGAGATTTGCAACGGCAAACAGCAAGCGCAAGCGCTTGCTTTTGCCTTATGCAAATCTCTACAAGGTAAATATATCACGCCGAACTTATATTTTGATGGAAAAAGTGCGAAAACCTGCGAAAATATAAGTTCAAAATAGGCATTTTGCATATGCAAAAGTTGTTGATTTGCAACGGTTGCAATGCTGTTCACAAATTGTTTACTGAATTTTTACAAATGCCTATTGACAAGATTAAGAGTGCAAAAAAGGATTCCCGCAGATATGGCAACGGCTGCCACGTCTGCGGGAATCCTTGCGTATAGCACTATTTGCAATTATTGATTACATATTAGGCAAATAATGCGCTTTTAATGCTCTCCGTCCATTCGTGCGCGAATGGATTGATTGATATAAGCGTTGACGGACTGTCCAGCCCTGGCGGCCGCCTGCGCTATTTGCTCTTTGTCTCCCTTTGGTACTAGCAAATTGATTCGATCATAAGCTTTTGCAATATAATCATTTTGCCACTTTGCTTTTCGATTTGCCATAAAATCACCCCTGCGACATGATATCACGCGCAGAAACGTTGCGCAACGTACAAAATCCACAAAAACACGTTGCGCAATTTGTTTATTCTGCCGCCTTGACTACGTTGCGCAACGACGCTATGATTAAGGCACAAAAGCACAACACCGCAGGCCAACAGCCGCGGCACGCATGGAGGAACACACTATGAAATACTTCACCAACATTACCACGCTGGACGAACTCAAGAAAGAATACCGCCGCCTCGCTTTTGCAAACCACCCCGACCGGGGCGGCGACGTTGCCACGATGCAGGCCATCAACGCCGAGTACGAGCAGCTGCATGAGCTGCTTAAAAATCAGCACAACGCAGGCGCTGACGAATACCACCAGACCACCGAGACCGCCGCCGAATTTATCCATATCATTTCCGCACTTATCCGCTTGGGCGGGCTGGAAATTGAGCTTTGCGGCTCTTGGCTTTGGATCGGCGGTAACACCCGCGAGCACAAAGAGGCTTTAAAGGCCGCTGGCTGCCGCTGGAGCAACGGAAAGAAGCTGTGGTACTGGCACCATGAAGAGGCTGGCCGCAAATGGCGCAAGGGTAACACCACAATGCAGGAAATCCGCCGGAAATATGGATCACAGGTTTATACCGCTTCTGGCGAATCCAGCAAATACGAAAAGATCGGGGCAACGGCGTAAGCCGTTCCCCCTCACAATGAAAGGAGTGCACATCATGGCAAAAAACTTTAAGCTTGCAGACATCGACCGCAACGCGCTTTACACGGTATCCATCATTGACAGCTGGATTGACGACGCAAAGCAGCAGTTAATGACCGGTTCTGACTTGATCAGCTTTACAAATGCCGCTGCGCATCTGTACGACATCCACGCCGAAAGGGTGGACGCAGAATGAGCTATCACAACCTTTTGCAGCAGTACGGCCACGAACAGCCGCAGGCAGAAACCCGCGTTTATATTTTTGCGCAAGCTCCCGCGAAGCTCTCCACGCCGTCAGAGGTGGCGTACAGAGACGCAGAAGCGGCGCGTATGATTAAGCGGCTGGAATCACTTGTTGACGATCTAAAGGACTATAGGCAGGCACTGGCGGCGCGATACGCGGAACTTGAAACGTTGCCGTATTGTTACGCCCTTAAGCTTGAGCGCGTCCCACACTGGAAAGGACATATTGAGTATATCATCACCATCAAAAAGACGCTTAGCGACGGCACAGGAACCGAGGAGCTGCGCGAGGTTTACCCCGGCAAAGAGCGCCGTGCAGCTTTTGCCCGATATGATGAGCTTAAACGCCAGCGTCCCGGCATTCCGGCAGAAATGGATATTGCAAAGCGCCCTTGGGAATAAACAACAGCACCCGGAAAAAGCCGGGTGCTGTTGTTATTTAAGCCGTGTTTGTCTTTTGCTTTTTGCCTTTGCAATCGCCTCCCACTGCTTCAAAATATCCTCAATTTGCGGTTTGCATGCCGGATTTTTGATTTTTCCGGTGCAAATCCGGTTTATTGTCTGCTTATTCTTTCCGCAGGCTGCGGCAAGATCCTCTTGCCGCTTTTTAAGCTTTTTGAGCCGGTGCTTTACCTGCTCACCGTATGTCTTTTTGTGGTATCGCTCGTCCGGATATGCCCGCGACATCTTAGCCCCCTTTTGCCGTTTCTGTCATTCGTGCAAATGCCGACATCCGTTCTTTAAGCCGCGCCAGCTTCTCCCGCCGCCAGCGCATAACATCCGCCCGGCAATTGTAAAGCATGATCATCTGCTCAAGCATGATTTGCACATCTGCGATTTCTTCGGCCAAATGGTTGTAGTCTCCCTCCAAGCGCAATGTTTTGCAAAGCTCTTTTTGCAGCTCGGCCATTTCTTCAATTGCCACAATTTTTTGATTTTTATCGCCGTAAACCGCCAGTGCATCCCGCAGGATTTGGCTTTCTGGCATTGCTTGGACTGATATTTCGATTTTCAAAATTTGACCCCCTTTATGTATTTGTCAAAATATGTGGCAGCGACCGCCATCGCCGCCCACATATCCGCAGAAAAGCCGTAGAAGAAGCCGGGATTCTTCTTCGTGCCCTTGCCGAAATTCGGCTGGCCGGGCGCGTAGCGGTCTACAAGTGCCTGCCGAATGTTTGCATCCTTTGCACTCAAGCTTCCGCAAAGATGAAGCTTTTCTTCGCGGCGGTAGATTTTTGTCTGATTCGCCGCCTTGCTGTTGTCTATTGCATATTGCCAAAATCGGCCGATCCAATAGCAGGTGTCAAACGTTTCTGCGCCTACGGCCATGCCCATTCCGGCAATCATTTCAATTGCCAAATCGTATCCGGTCGGCGTGCTTTTGATCACGTCCAAAACAATTCGGTTCGGCTCTTTTCCAACTTTCAGAACGCGCCGAATTTCTTCGCCGTCGTGCTCAACTACCACATAGCCAGATTCGATGTTTCCGGGATCAATAGCCAAGATTGTGCCCATCAGGCCACCTCCTTTGTTCAAAGTCTTCGCATTCCTCGCCGGAAAAGCACATCCGTTCCAGTTCTTGTTCAGAAAACCGTTCCGCCTTGTGTTTCAAGCACCGGTACGGATAAACGTAGTTCTTTCTATACTCCAGATGCTTGCAAGTCAGGCAGCAATCCTGCATCAGCTTTCCTCCTCCCAAACTACCGCGTGCAAACCGCAGCCCGCTCATTCCGTCACGCCTCCCGTATTTGTCTGATACTCGCCGTAGCTGCAAAAATCCGTTTCCCTCCGCCAGAAGCCATCATTCGTTCTCAGGCAGACCATAGCGCCGTTCGGTTTGCTATCATAGGAACCGTATTTGCAGTCCTTGCAGCGCACCACCTCCGCAACGTCAGCGGCGGGCAGCTTCCTGATTTCTGAAAACGCCGTAGCGTAATCCCCGCATGTCCGTGTCGTGATTTCAAGCGCATCATTGCGCCGGATATAATCAGTCATACGCCATATACTCCCTTACGATTCTTCTTTGCATTTCCGGTTTAAAGGCATAAAGCGGCGTGCATCTACTCAGTATCTTTGCTTTCAAAAGCCGCTCCGCCTGCCTCTTGGTCAGCTGCCGCTCTCGCTTCTTCGGCGGCAGCTCGCCTTTTGCCGCCGCAATGGCGGTTGGGTTGTGCTTATGTTGCCCCATCGTACCGCACCTCCACGCCAGCCTCGTCCAGCAGGTCGTCAATATCGGTGTCCACGCTGCTACCAATAAAATCGCCATTTTCGTCGTAGTAGTTGTACTCCGTGGTCGGTCGGGATTCTATCCCTGCAAACTCTTTTAAAAGTCTCAGATATTCGTCGTTATCAATGAACAGAGCCTGATGGAGTTGTCTCAACTGCGCTTCGGTTATGTGCTTAGCCATCTTTCTTGCCCTCCATTTCCTGCAGTGCCGCCTCGCGGCTGATGTATTTGTCAGCCATGATTCACCTCCTTTAGACAAAGTTCACTCGCTGCCATCGCTCCCGCCCGGATTGCGGATTCCTCCGTTATTTTGCCCTCGTCCATTTTCTTCCGCATCAGCTTCGCGTACATGTTGATTATCAGCACGTCCTCTACCACACTTGCGTTTGTCTTCCAGCGCGGCTTTACCGTCAGCCCCCAGTTTGCATGGTTCCGGCTCGTGCCGATGGCCATAAGTATCTTTCTTGCACGTTTTCTGGTCATGCCTTGCCCATTTCTTCCAGCGCCTTTTCGGCCTCCTCGCGGGTTAAAAATACGGTTTTTCCAAATTCCCTTGCGTCCGTGCCAAAATATGCCTTGCACGGTCCGCCCGCACAGGTATCCTTTTGGCAATGAACCGGCATATCCGGGCACACTGCTGATAATGTTGGCGCAACAAAGTACATCGGCCAGACTTTATCATGCCGCGTTACCCATACCTCCGCGCCCGGCTTGCACGGCAGCACGACGCACCGCCCGTCCTTGTCGGCTTCGGCGAGTTCGCGGAGGCGGGTATAATTGCAAAAGCTTTCCAAATCTGCAAGGCGCATGAGTTTCAAAGTAATCTCGTCTGCCTTATCTTTCGGCAGGACTTCCTCCGGCTCACATCCGCTGTCCTCGTAGGCCGCAAGTCGCTCACACACCGCTGTTTCAAACGGGCAATCCTTGATTTTGCACCCGCTGCCGTAGCACGGTCCTTTGAAGCAGCGCGGATAATAGGCATGACGGGTTTGTTCGTCATTCCATTCAGTCAGTCGTTCCATAGCTCTTCCTCCCTATTCAATCCAAAACGTCGCAACCGGAACAAGCTCTTCATACCATTGCTGGAAATCATTCCAATCGTTAAGAATGTTCCGGAAAAATTGTGCTGTCCCTTTTACCGTTCCCCACCCGTTCGGTGCTTCGTATTCTTTGAAAGAATCTGGGTTCTGCTCCAACGTTCTCAAGCCAGCCTCGATTTTCGGAATTACGTCCACGCAAAGCCCGTTGTTCTGGCAGTTCCTCCATTCCAGCCCCGTCGACTTCTCTATAATTTTCCGGACGTTCCACGTTATATTTGCGTCGCACGTACCAACTGGGACGTAGGCATCAACCCCTTCGGCTTTGACCTTGAACGAAATATTGTAGCTCATGCCTTGCCTCCTTCCTTCGGCGCTTCCGGCAGCGGCATCCAGTGGGTAACTACGCAGTCTACCGGATTGTTGTATACATCATCGGGATTAAACTGCCGGTTCTCCCACCATCCCTCCGGGATGTAGTAATCATCCGCCTCCTCGTCGTACAGGCCATAGCAGTAGATGTCGCTCCAGTTCCACGCACTGTCCTGCGTCAGCATCTTCCCGTCCTCGTAGATAGCCGGTATCACGAAAATGTATCCGTTTCGATTGCAAACGGCCAAAACATCTGTCTCGGGCTCCGGCAGCCGCTCCGCCACCGGAATCCACCTCTGTTTCTCCCGCAGCACCACATTCTCGGCGGTCAGGCGCTCGATGAGGTCAGCAGCTTCCGACATCACTGCCGTCAAGCAATATTCACCCTCCGATCTGCTTGCTGGGCAATTTTCACAGTCCCCGCCATCGTCTGGGTCCATGACGCACGTCCGCAGCGCCTGTACGATTTCCTTTTCCGTCATGTCGTCTCCCTCCAAAATTCGTTGAACTTCTTTCCTGTAATAATCGGGCGGCACCATTCGCGCTGGAATCGCCTCCACTCCGGATCGTACTTTCCATCCTCGTCCCGAAACAGCATGGCATACGGCACAAATCCTGCCTGCATGGTCTGCATCAAGCGCGTTTCTGCATCCTCAAAGCTATCTCCGTCGTAGCCGCACAGCACATAGCAGCACATGGTGTGGCTTGCCGGTCGAAATCCTGCCAATCGCAGTTTCTTGCCCATATCCACCAGCGGTTCCAGATCGTCACGAGTGTCATATGCCGTGTATAGCCTCGCCGGTTTTACTTCATGCAAAAGATCCGCCTGCCACTGTTGAAGCAGTGCCGGCTCTAATCCACCCGTAAAAACCGGTCTGTGTGGTTGTCTCTTGAGCATCTCACAGACTGCCCGAAAATGCGCTTCTGACGTTCCAAGAATGTTATCATCAAGGATGTTCCAACCGTCCACAATCGGAAGCTCCTGAATTACGCCATGTGCGCAGCGCGGAACAGAGCAGAACCAGCATTCTTTCGTGCAACCGCGAGAAGTGAAGATCATGCCATCTCTCAGATACATTCCCGGCACAAAATCGCCCATGCGGTCATCGAACGCTGGGCCGCCGACCTCTACCGGTACACCGAGAATCTGCCATGCGTCGTACAGCTCCTCCGCACGTTCCAAATCCCATGTAAAGGTCACGGAAATATGCACCGCCTCAACGCCTGCTTTGATGCAGTCTGCAATGTTCTCGATCGTCGGCTCTCTGAAGAACGCCAGAGCATCAGTCGGCGAAGCGTTTGTCTTTCGCGGAAAAACACGGGCAATCGTGGTTTGTTCTAAGTCCATTGCCGTCCTCACTCCCGCAGCGCCTTTACAATTTCCTCACTTGTCATTTCCGTTTCCCCCTTTGCCTTTCTCGCTGCACGTGCCGCAGCGCCCTTTTTAGCCCCGCTGTTGGCATATAGCGATTTTCGTTTTCTGCGGCCATCCGTTTCCTTTCTGCGTATTCCGCTGTTTTTTCAGCTTCGTATTCCTTGTAGGCCGTACACGCTTTTCTGCATTCTGCGCTTCTTTTGGCGCAGTCCTTTTTACATGGGCAGCGCTCATCGAAGCGATCTGGTAATCTGCTCATTTTCGCCTCCTTTTGGCAAGCAGCCGCCGGAATGGCTCACAGGTAGCTTCCCAGCTCTTGCAAAAAGCTTCCGCGCTTGATTCGCACTGTGCTTTTTTGTGCCCATACCCGCTGCATTTCCCAGCTTTCAAATCCTCACACTGCTGGCAAAAGCTTGTGCTCCATGTTTTCACGTTTCATCTCCCCATCCGCCTTTCGGCGTTTCCTGCATCATGCGTTCCATGGCGCGGCGCTCAAATTCTCCGGGCGCGTCTCCGTGCTGGACAATCCGCTGCTGCGGGATTTGCCGCTGTCCGCCCTTTAGCCGATCAAATACAATTCCCTGATAGCCGCTTGCCATGCTGGTACGTATTACTTCAGCAACAGCCGATTCGCCGTATTTTTCCGCATTGTTTCGGATTTGAGATACAAGATTCCGTAGTCCCTCTTCCTTGTAGCTCTGCCGCTTTTCCTGCTTATATTTCAGCCATGACGTAACAGCTGAAAGTAATTCTCCGGAAAATGTCTCTTCCAAAAAAGAAGCAGGAATATTTCCATTTCCATTTCCATTTCCTAAAGGTAATACCACGGTATTACCATCTGGCATACCATCCGGTATACCAACACCCATACCACCGGTATCCCTTTTCTTATTCCAGCGCTTTTCGATATTTGCTTTCTGCTTCAGACAATGCGCCGCTCTTGCGGCAATCTCCTTGTCCATTCTTACGTTAAAGTACTTTCCGTCCTCGTCCTGCTGAAACTTACCCATAACCTCGCTGGACGGCGTTTTGACCGCCCGTTTGATCTCCTGTATTGTCAAATGCCCGCGCTCTCTTTGGAGGCACAGGAGCGTGATATACTGCCCACGCTCCCGCATATCCATTAGAGATACGGCGGAGAGGAAATCCGAAGTGTAGAACAATACAGCTGGGTCTTTCCCGCCTGCCATCTACTCACCTCCTTAGAATAGAAGCTCGTCGTTCAGCGCGTCCGCATCCAGCTCCATCTGCGGCATATCCGAGCCTTTAAATGGAACTGGCGTCGAATCTGGCAGCTGGGAGAATTCTGCGCTCTTCGCCGCCTGCTGGCTCTGGTCGCTCTGCGGCTTGGAATCGCCGAAGTATACGTTTTCCACCACAATCTCCGCCGAGCGCCGCTTGTTGCCATCCTTGTCCTGCCAGTTGCGGATCTGCAAACGGCCTGTGACGATCATCATCCGACCCTTTGAAAAGTACTTGTCGATCATCTCAGCAGTGCCGCGCCATGCGGTGCAGTCGATGAAATCAACCTCTCTTTCCTTGCCCGTTTCGCAATAGTCGCGTTCAACGGCCAGCGTAAAAGATGTGACCGCAACGCCGCTCTGTGTCCGGCGCAGTTCTGGATCTCTGACCAGACGACCCTGCACCTCAATTCGATTCAGCACTTTCTACCTCTGGTGCGCCAATCACCTCTCCGGTGCTTTCGTCAACGGCAACCGCTTCCGCATCTACGACAGCGACCGGGACGCTGAACATATCCTCGTCGATCTCCGTCTTGACCGTGCTGTCCTGCGCAATCTGCCGGACAAAATCGGATTTCATAGGTGCATATTTCAGAACCTTTTTCAGGACGGTTTTCTTCGCCATTTCCTCGAAATTGGTCTGCCAAGGACCCGCGTCGTAAGCCTTGCTGTACTTCTGTGCATGGGCGCGAACGTCATCCAATGTCATGATCTCAAAGCCATACCCGCCGTCCTTTGTCTTAAACATTGCCCACACGTTCACAGGTTCGCCACGGTCGCCGTTCAGCTTCGGGATGAATTTCAAACTGCATTCCGTGCCATACTCGGCGACCAGCGTATCATTTGCATGCCCGATCTGCGCCTGAATCGTTTGAATTTCTCCGGAGCGGTATGCAAGATCAATCATGCCTTTGTACCCAAGCTGGAACTGGCATTCAAGTCGGCGCTGCTTGCTGTTCCAGTACGGAATCAGATAAGCTTGTCCAAGCGGTGTGTTCGGCTCAAGTCCGAGCTGGGCGGCGGTCATCATCGCGCCCAAGAACGACTGTGGCGTACACTGTGCTAACTTCGGATTCGTTGACAGCGCGGAAAGCGTGATCCGCGTAAAACGTTCCGGTGTCATGACGGAGGGCAACGCCTTTTTGATCTCTCCCTCCATCTGCTTGATATACTGCTGCATGGTCGGCTGCGCCGAGCCTGTTTGCGCCTTAATGGCAGTCTGTGCTGCAGCCTGCTGGATCTTGTTCATTATTCATCCTCCTTGTTCATTTCTGTAATTTTGAATGGCCGGGCCTGCACCGTTTTATAGAACGGCGTCAAATCGATATCCGGGTATGCCTCTTTAAAGGCTTTGGGCTGGAACGTCTGCCGGTTTTGCTGCTTCCAAGAGACGTTGTAGCCGTTGCAGGCAGCCCGCTCTGCCGTGCCCATATCGAGCTTGATCGTGTTTTCAATCTCGCGGCTGTGCTCCGCCAGTGCCGCCGCCTGACGTTTGATCTGCATATACTCCGACAGCATTTGCTCACGTCCGAATAAATCAAGCTGTTCGCCGTTGCTATCGGCATAAACCGTGCTGATCGCGTCCGTCGTCGCCTCCGAACCGTCCGGCGCAGGCGGGGCATCTTCCTCGACGCATCGCCAGAATAGCTTCTCCGCTTCCATCAGCGCGGAGATTTCTGCCTCATCGCGCTCTAGTGTATAGGTGAAAAAACCACGACCGAAAACCAGAACAGCAAGATACCAACGCTTCATACCGGTAACAGCCAGATAATGCACGCATTGTGCGTAGTACTTTTCCGGAAACTCCACGCCGCGGAATTGCTTGATGTCCAGCGTCGAGGTTGTCTTGCATTCTAGCCCCGCGTCCTCGCCGATGATCTTCCGGTCAATGTCGGCGTGCGCCCACGGATACGCAGAATTCCGAATGATGTAGTTGCAGCGCCGCACCTTTTTCCCAGATGCTTCCTCAAACCGCTTCGCAACATACTCCTCAAGATCTCTACCAATCCGCATCGCTTCTGTTTCATCACGCTCTGCAAGCCGACCGGTTTTATCCATCCAGACGGTGTAAGGGCTTGCCCACCTGCTGAGTCCTACGATTGCGGCGGCATCGCTACCGCCAATGGACTTCCGCCGTTCGGCCAGCCATTCCTCTCGGCTCATGCCTGCTGTGCTGACGGTCTGCAATTTCCCACTCATTTCAATTCTCCTGTTTCTTAAGCTGTTTTCTTCTCATAACCCAGCGAGTCTGCCGTCATATCGGCAAATCCGCCCGCCTCGCTGATCATCCATTTTAAAAATGCCGGTACGCAGCATTGATGAATGCAGCCCTCATCACCTTTTCTGATGATTTCACCGGCGTAAATCTCGCCTCCACAGTATGCGCATTGCGCAACCGGCGCTTCTTGCTGTCTGTCCTCCATTATCTGGCCTCCCAGATAATGTATCCTCCACCGGCCGCAAGCAGAGCGACAATCAAAAAGATTGCCGGGGCGTGCGGGACGCCGATTGCCAAAAATGCAGCCGCTGCGCCCGCCGAGAACGCCGATGCAAAAAGGCTTACCAGCGCGCCGCTTCTCCGTGCCCTTGCCCGGATCTCTTTTAGATGCCGGAGGCGCGCCGCGCGTTCGCCAAGCTCCTCCGTGCGGGCGCGGTCGTGGTTTAGCCACGTCAAAATTTCTACATCACACATAGTTCTGTTGCTCCTCCTTAATGTGCTTAAGATAAGCACTTAATTTTTCCAGCCGTGTGCGCCGAAGCGCCGCGGCGTTTACTTTTTGCGCGTCAGTCAGCGCAAACACCTCGCAAGTCTCCAATGCATCCGCCTGCGCGATATCCAGCGCATCGGCAATGTCCTGCATCTGCTGCGCGCTCAATGTGACGTCGTATCTCATACCGGCGTCAGCGCTTTCAGCTTTTCGTGCAGCGCAGCGCAGGCCGCTTCTGCTTTTTTGTAAGATTCTGCAATTTCGCCACGCGCTTTCCGGATTTCTACATCTTTTTCTTTTTCTGCGTTGATCTCTTCCAAGATTGCCCGCTGGCGCAATCTGGCCTTTTCGTGGCCGAGCGCGATCATTAGGTCAAATCGCTCCAGCGTGGTTAGCTCTAGCTTGTACATGGATTATCCCTCCAAAAATTTGATAAACGGCAGCCGGGGGATTTTCACCCGGTGGGCGCTGACGCAGCACACCGGGAAGCCAAGCTGCTCCGGCCGCTGCCGCGCCAGTAATGATAAGGGAGCCTCCGGTTTGCTCCATCATTTCTTTTGCCTTTTCAAGGCTCAATTTGTTTACCATTCCAAATCCTCACTTCTAAAGTTTTAATACGGATACGAGATTGCATCTCGCACCGTTTCGATTGGGATGTGCAGCCCGCGCATCAAGCGCAGAGCCTTATCCATGTACGCTGTAGGGCTGTCAAACAGCTTGTACAGCGTATTTGCGCAGCAGCCCGCATATCGGCATGCCGTGGCAACCGGCACTGACTGCGCGGCCATCTCGCCGCGAATTAACGCAGTTAATCGGTAGTCGGTTGTTCGTTCGACTTTCATTTTCGGCATTCAAATGCCCTCCTTACATATCAGCCTCCCTTACAATGTCTGCAACCGTGACGTGATACAGTTCGGCAAGTTTTTCGTGATACTTCTTTGATGGCTTGTCTTGCCCGGTTTCCCAATGACATATAGCCGTCTGCGATACTCCGAGTGCTCTTGCTACATCTAATTGCCGCAAATTAGCGGCATCTCGGAGCTTCCGCAAGTGTGATCGACGAATACAATAAATTGCGCATTCCTCCTTTAAAAGCTTATAAATTAAGTTTTTGTTGACACCCACCAGGAAGCGCGTTAGAATGAAAGTGCTGAAATCATCAAAACCCGCTCCCCAGGTGGCTCTTTGCTGTACCTCTTGGGTACACTTATATAATAACTCATAAAATTCGGTTTGTAAATCTGTTTTGCCGAATTTTTTAGGTTTCGTATAACTGCACAAATTCAGAGGTTGAACTATGGATATAACGCTAACAAGAATTCTCTCGTTGCTTCCGACTGACGATACCGGAAAATACCTACGTGGTTCAAAGGCCGAATTTGCTCGAAGCATCGGATATGGAAGTGGGGATATCGTCTCTATGTGGGAAAATGGGACGAGCACTTCATATTTCAAAAAGTTGCATCAAATTGCTGCACAGTATAATGTGTCTGTTGAGTGGCTTCGAGGCGAGACGGATATAAAAAATCCTCCCAGCGCTGACGCTGAGAGGAAATTAAACGAAGAAATTATTTCAAGGCTTGTTTCGCTGTCTCCTGAAGAACTTGAGAAAGTGGACGCTTTTGTGCAAGGACTCTTAGCATCTCATTGAGCTTGTACCGCTCTTCATAGCTCATGTTTTCAATGTATCGTTCTGCCTCTTCTCTTGTCATGATTTTTTCCTTTCTTCGTTTGTGTTGATATTATTTTAGAACTTTTGTTCTGCGTATTCAAGATGCTAGTTTCTACAAAATCCGGTTTCTTTTTTCTATACTCAATAATTTAGTAAGTCCGATTTATTGGACAGGAGATGTGCTATGTTCTGGAAAGTTGTACTTTTTATAGCCATAGGATATGGAGCGTTCTTTGTCGGCATCTGGGGATTCGCTCAAATTGTGGGATCTTTGCAGAATATCAAGGAAAGAGGGGCAGCCCTTACAATCTCAACAATCGTCATACACATTGTGCTTTTGTCTGGAATTGCCTTTGTTGTAATCAGGTTTCTTCCGCTATATAAAACAGCTTTGTTCATTGGCTATGGAATTTCGCTGATAAAAATTCTTTTGTCTGGACGAATCAGGTGAAGTGACATGAAACGTATTATACCGATTTTTGCAGCTCTGCTTTTAATTTTATCTCTGTCTGGTTGTGGTTACTCTGCAAAAGATCTTTCCAACGCGAAAGACACAGCGTATTCTGCTGGATACAGCGAAGCAGAGATCGCGCACAAGCTTGACTACGAAAACGGCTATGCTGCTGCGGAAGAGGAACACAAAGCTGATTATGATAATGGATATAGAGACGGATATAGCGTTGGATATGAAGATGCGCTATCTGACAAAGAAAGTGTAGCTTCTCAGTACTATGATACAGGATACAATATTGGATACAGCGCCGGTGTCAGCGCCTCAAAAGGAGATAGTGCAGTAGATTCCGCTGCGCCGTCCGAACCATCCGTTTATGCTCCGGAAAATACATCCACTGCTGCAAGCTCCTCTAGCGCATCTCAAACCAGCTACATAGCAAATACTAGCACATATAAATTTCACAAGCCGTCTTGTTCCTCTGTAAAGCAGATGAAAGAATCAAATAAATGGTACTACACTGGATCAAGGGATGATCTGATATCGAAAGGCTACGATCCATGCGGGCGCTGCCACCCTTAATTCTGGCGCATCCGGAAGTATGCATTCAGTTCCCGCCGCTCCGTCAGAAGTCGGCGGGAACTTTTGCTTTTTGCAGGCGATTGGGAGCGCTTGCAGGTATATATTAACAGTTTGCTGGAAAACATTACAAGTTCATTGTGCAACATTTGATGTTGAGATCAAAACATTTTGTGAAAAGTTGGCGATTTTATGAAGAATGCTCTTGTCGAAGCGTGCCGAAAAGCAAAGAACAGCGCAGACCCGAAAGTAACGAATCAAGATGTTTGTAATGCGACCGGACTTAGCGAGACAGCAGTAAACAATTTCTTGCGCGGGAGTACAAAAGATCCTCCATTGGGCACTGCGGTTGCGATTGCAAAATATTTGGGCGTGTCCGTAGATTTGGCCTGCGGAATCAAAACAGACTCCATTGACGCAAAATTATATACGGAGTTGCAGCGTACACAAGATGAGCTAGACGCAAAGAATCGCGATCTAACTGCGGCGCAGGAAAAGCTGGCATATCAGGAGCGCGCCTTGCGAATGCACCGCATCGTGACAATGATCCTGCTTGCGCTGCTGGCGATTGTAGTGATTGCGCTAATTGCCGATCTGATCAATCCAACTGTCGGCTGGATACGGCGAGCGCGCGGCTATCTTAGCGGCTTCCTGACAGCTTGGAAAGGAGGTGTCCTATGAAAGTACCAGAGCCGCGCAAACTGAGCAGCGGGACATGGTTCATACAACTGCGCCTCTCCGGCCAGAGCATCCCTGTGTCTGCGCTTACGCGCAAGGACTGCATCCGGCAGGCCGAGATGATCAAGGCACAGCACCGTACCGGGAAAATGGAGCAAAAATACAAGACGGACAAAACTGTGCGCGAGCTGATGGCCGACTACATCGAGAGTATCCGCGCAACGGCCTCGCCGTCGACGATACGCGGCTATATCACGATCCGGGACAATCGCTTCCAGTCCGTCGCAAACAAGTCGGCGGACAGGATAAAAAACTGGCAGCGTGTGATCGACGCCGAGGCCGACCTCACATCTGCCAAAACTTTAAAAAACGCCTGGGGCTTTTTGCGGACGGCCATGCGCCACGCGGGCATGACGCCGCCGGACGTGCGCCTCCCGCAGCTGGTGCCGCCTGACAAACTATGGTTGGAGCCGGACGACATCCTCCGCTTTGTAAAGCTCCTGCACGGCCAGCCTTGCGAGATCCCGGCGCTGCTGGCTCTGCACGGCCTGCGGCGCTCAGAGATCTTTGCGATGACCTACGGCAAAATCGATTTGCGCGCGCGGACGATTACGGTGCATGGTGCTGCCGTTATGGATGAGCATGATAAGCTCATCCAAAAACCGACCAACAAAAACGCCTCTTCTCGGCGCGTCGTCCCGATTATGATACCCACTCTTGTGGATGCCCTCCGCGCCGCTCCCGCGCATGGCCCTGACGATCTTATCTATACGGCCAACGCAAACACGCTCTATAATCAGATCAACCGCCTTTGTCGGGATAACGATCTGCCGGAGGTTGGCGTACACGGTTTGCGACATAGCTTTGCATCGCTGGCGTATCATCTCGGTCTGACGGAGCAGGAGACAATGGAGTTGGGCGGCTGGTCGGACTACAATACCATGCGCAAGATCTATACACACCTCGCGGCGGCTGATCGCCTTAAGGGTCACAACAAACTTGCGGCGTTTTTTGATGATAATGCTAAATGATTTGCTAATACGTATTAAAAGTCATTGATATTACAGGCATTTTGCGCATTACATTACGGGTTCAAGTCCCGCCTCGCGCACCATAAAAGAAAAACCAGCAATCCGTTGAGATTGCTGGTTTTTCTTTGCATATCAACGCTTCCCGGCGTTTTCGGCATTCTGTGAACGTGCAATATGTTGCACATCTGTACAAGCAAAATTGCGCCCGCAGAACACAAAATGCTAACTAAAAATGCTAACGAAATCAGCTGTGCGACGCGATATGCTTATAGTACTCGCACAGCTTTTCTTCCGGCGCGGGTGCGTCCTTGTCCATCAAAAACGCCTGCGCCAGAGCTGCATAAAATTCCGGACGGTCAACGCCGAATTCCGCAGCCACGGCGTAATAGTCCGAGTACATCATATTCATTGTCACGCCCCACGCCCAGCGCGGGACAACAGATGTCTGAATGCCCATGCTCTCGGCAACGGCCGTCGTCTGCTCCATCGTCCAGTGCGGGCCGGTCGTGCCGTCGGCGTTTTGCATGTTGTCCATCCACGCTTTTGCATCGTCTTCGGTAAATTCCATCATTTTCGTGGACTCACGAAAATGATCGCCACTCAGCTTATGCAGCAAGCAGATAGCATCTGCATACACCGTAACTTCCTCCGCGCGTCCAAGGGTCACGGGCTTTCCCATGACCTTGTGCATCTCTTGATGCAGCTTGTCAATATACTCCTGCATGTTTAAGCCTCCTGTATGTAGCGGTAGACCTTGTCAAGGTCGTTGACGTCAAATTTAAATTCGCCAAGCAGGGGAACCGTCACCGGCAACTTCTGCCCGTCCATCTTCGGACGGGCGATATTGTAGAGCCGGTCAAGGTCAATGTTGCCGGTATCATCCATGACGTGCATCATCTGCACTGCCGGATTGTCGCGCAGCTTAAGCACTTGCTCCTTGCCGCCGTCCATGATGAGCGCAAGCACGATTCCTGCGCCGATACCCTTTCCGGTTGGCAGGTGCGGAATGATCTCAGTATCCGCAAAGCGCATAATGCCGCGCATCGCCTGATCTATTGTAACCATATGGGAATCCTCCTGTTTAAGGTTTGGGGCGGCTAGTGCCGCCCCTTGCGCTTAGTTGTTGCAGCAGCACCCGCACTTCGGGATCGGGTTGTAGAGCGACTGCGCTGTGGTCGCGGTGCCAGTGGTGACGTCGGCGACCTGCTTGGGGTAAAAGGTCGCGTTGACATACGTCACGATGGAATTGTCGCCGCAGCAGCGGCGCTCGGCCTCCATCTTGACCGCGTCAAGCGCTTCCTTGCGGACAGACTCGACGTCCTGCTTGACCA